ACCAGCCATTGCCTGGTGCTCCAACAGTCCAATAAAAAGCATATGCGTATTTTACAGAGCCATCCCAGGTAGAAGTCTCTCCAATACGTTTTATAAAATGAACAGCTACATAATCAAGTTCCCAACTATCTTGTACGTCCGTAGAAGTATCTCCTGTGACCATATGATGATGTGTCCAGTTGGCACAGTTACCACCAGCATCACCCTGACGATGATTGTTATCTGGAGCAGACTGTCCATTGAAGCTATGACTATGAGAACTACTTACCGTCTCCCCTAGACTAGAAGTCCCAAGACGCAAATAATAACCAGCATTGTACATGCTTACATACCCTTCAGGTACAGCAGCCTGATCCCACATAATGATAGAACCTACAGGGAATTCATACTCTGTAGTCGTGGCATTTTTATAAAACAATCTGAACTTAACACATCGAGGATAAGTATTGGAAGAAGCTGAGGTGATGTTTACAGCATGTTCACCATGCTCTCTGGTAACATCATTCTGATACTCACCAGACTTAGAAGCCCCAGCACTGATCGCGTTTAACTTACCAGTTATCCCGTGCGTATGGCCAGTATCCACAGTCAACGTACCTGCGGTAATAGAGATCCTGACAAACTTATCGCTCCATGTAGTTATTTCTGTCCACCCAGTTCCTGGAGTGCTATCTTCAGCGTCCCAAAGAATACAGATATTAGTAGGTATTGCCAACGCTGGCTCAACAGTCCCGATCTCGATATAGGGATTGCTCTCAGTCCCACCTATGAAGACATCACTAGAAGTACCGTTAAGGGCTTCAGTCTTATTAGTAAGTTTATAAACGATATCCTCATTCACAGCTTTATAGACATATCCGATCTCAGAAGATCCATAATAAAGTTCTCCTGTCTCCTGGTCTCCTCTCTTTGAGGCAAAACAATTGACCTTTATCGTGTCATAAGACAAGGTCTTACGCTTAAAGTTATACCTCATCACCCTATCGTGGACTTGAGAGCCGTAATCTAAATCAGTATATGCCGCTATAAACTCTGTATTATCCCAGAAAGAAACAACATCATAGTAATTAGCAGGAAGTATTTTATTCGTATCAAACTCATCTATAACAGGCTGCGCATTAGAACCATCATAAAGATACCAATGATCCCAGCCAAGATACATGATGCCATGAGGAGTCTGACATATCGACCATGCGGCAGGAGTCCCAGAGAAAGAGAAAGGATCTTCAGCATACCAATTGCCGACAGGCCCCAAAATAAATATCTTCCTGATAGTGTTCTTCTTGATACAGACTATATTGCCCATGACTACAGGTATTCCCATGATTTCATCATTGTCCTCTGGAGAGATATCAAGAAAAGTTAACTGTGTATCTTTCTGGATATAATGCGGAGTATAAGGGTCAGAAAAGTATATCTTGCTCGGGCTAGTTGGATCCCTCGTCACGAATAATCTTTCACGGTATATTTGCAGCTCAGCACCACGCGGCATGGAATCAGTAACTGCTGGCATCAAAGCGCCAGCAGAAGCATCAGCCGTAGAATCTGTATATGTAGTAGCAGTGTTATTTGCTATAGTTGCTATCAACCTATATCCACCACCAGTCTCGCTAGACTTACGATATATCTTACGATTCGTCGTACCCACTGGCCCTAAAGGAATGTTAGTCAAAGAAATGTTTTGGTTAACTACAGCTGCTATCGTATTAGAGACAGCACCAGGCACATACCAGTCGTCATCCCAGGTTATCTTATAAGAAATGTCAGTACGAGTTATACCGACTCCAGCACCAACCTCAGCCCTGCAAGAACCAAGTTCCCAGGTGATATTGTCTGAAGAACCGTCATAGCAAAAGATATTATCGTAGCCTGTAGAACCGATGAGAATGTCTTGATAAGTAACAAACGAACATCTCTTTCCTGTGGTGGTTAATGTCCTGATCAAAGTGAATGTCCCTGTAGCATCATCGCCAACGTAGACTCCAGTACCGCTCGTAGCTATAAACTTAGTGATGCCTCCAGAAGTGTAGTAACGATATACTGACATCATCGGGTTCGCATCGATGGCGACAGGATTAAAATAAGAGATCGGTTCACGTTTAGACACTGCTCCTGGAGTAGGTTCAAACCTGCAATTCTGAGCTTTCTCAGCGTACTTTTCCTGGAGCTCTTCAGTCTCAACCTTATTATTCATACCAGGCAAAGACTTCATGTAAAAAGCAACTGGAGTATTTGATAAACTCATATGTTCCTATAATTCTTCATGATTATCTCTTCGTCTTCTTTCTCACGATGACGTTCCATACGATAATCACGTATCTTGGTATAATACTTTGTCCAAGCGTCATTGGCCTTATCGCCCCATCCACGCTGATCATGCCCTGTAGCAACAACATAGTCAACGATTGCTGGCTGCAAATACTCTGAAAGCTGTGGTGATTCACCATCTGCGTTCAAATCAACGTGAGCCTTTTGAAAATACATCTCACCGTAATCAGTACCAGCATTAACAGTATTAGGCTTAGGGTACAATCCGAAGATAGCCTCTTCTCTGTCGAAATAATAAAATAAAGGAGTACCTGCATCATCAGATTTCCAATTAGGGTACTCAGTGTCTAATTCAGTCCTGTTGATAGGATCTATCTTCTTCCAGGTAGTCCCGTCTTGTAAGTAATAGACCTCAGTCAAGCTGATGATGGCCGTTGCTATTAAAGCAGAAATGACATATTCAGAGGTACCAGCCAATGTAGAGAATTTAGAATTGCCAGGAAGACATTTAGCTCTAAACGCTAAGTCTGTGCATGCGTCATTGATCCATGAATTAAGTTCAGCGTCTTCCCAAAACGCAGCAGTGGTCTCTCCCAATCTTCTTCTGATCTGGTTTCTAATCTCTAAGCGAGTCATTCTTCTCCTTCAGGAACATTAGCGAATATCTCTGGAGCGTCTTTTTCGTAACCTAAAAGGCAATGGCAGCGCTTACACATGATCGCATCGCCGACCTTATAAACATCGATGATAGCATCACGCTTAATGTAAGCCTGTAGAATATAATAATTCTTTGCGCACCCGTGACAAAATACTGCTTGATGTTCCTTGTCAATGTTCATTTCTTTTTTTTATTGTTCCCAAGATAGCTTCTATCTTAGTCAACCTATGTTCAACCATAATACCGAAATCTTTATAATTAGATAAATGGTTATTAAAATAAGCATATTGCTCTTTCTGGATGCAAAGTATCTTCTCATCCAGTTTTGCCTGATTGTTGATTATAAGACCCAAGATAAAAAGAACCAGTGAGATAAGCGCAGGAGTAATAAACCTAAACATTGCACCCACTTCGTCTATTCGACTTTTACGCGAGGTTAAGCCTCCAGATTTCATAATGACTACCTATTCCTATGATATTAGTTTGAGCACCATTAATTGTCAGGCTAGTAATATTATCAGCAGTGTTATTCCAGCAAGTTCCATATACACCACATCTTGTTACTGTAGTCCCCCCTATCTGGTTGCCAAACTTATACAAAGCAACCCTCACATATCCTGACTTCACATAAAGTAAACTTCTTTCCCAAGAACCCTCACCGAGAGCTGACCCATTACCTCCCCAAGGATGAGCCGTAGAAGCAGTCTGCCTTCCAGCAGTGAGAGTAGAACTTACGCCTTGAAAATACTGCCTTCCATAATTAGTACCAGTATCAGAATTAAGAGCACAATTTGCTCCGCCTGTACCACTATAATTACTAACAAAATAACCAAGAAACATCCATAAAACATCAGTGTTCCCATCAAGACTGCTAATAGAAATGGTTGTGGCCGCACTCGAAAGTGTATTGTCATAGATCTTCTGCCAGCATCCATAAGCTTTACCAAGCACATTAGTCGTCCCTAATCTCATACCAGCAGAATCATTCTTCTTCAATACTATGATGCGTGAGCCAACCCCTATTCCGTTAGCTTGATCAGAAAAAAAGACAAGACTTGTTAAGTTATTAGCTGTGTTGTTCCAAACGCATCCGCTCGACTGACTTGTATCAATAGTAGTCCCTGTGGTATCAAACATCAATTGACCAGTGATCGTACGGACAAAACCTGACTCAGCATGGATATGGAACTCACCAAAAGAAATCCTGTTGCTTGCTGTACCATAACCAAGCATGATCGAAGTATCAGAAGTGCTTCTTGATGCAGAAGCAGTAGAGCTTTGTCCTTTCATCAACTGTGTTCCATAATTACTGCCGCTGTCATTATTAAGTCTCAAATACAAACCAGCAGTGCCAGAATATCCGTTGATATGCCGAGCGATCACAATGTACTCTTCATCAACGTTCCCATCAACAGTGACTGTGATAGTCGTAGCAGCAGAAGAAAGTTCTCCGCTGTCATAAACAACGCTAAATAAAGGATCGATTAAATTAGGAGTACCAATATTTCCATATCTCATGATGAAACTCTTCTGTAAATAATGATCTGTGTCCCTACGCCTAAACCGTTCGTCTGATTACTTAAAAAAACTAATGAAGTTATCTCATTGGCAGTATTATTCCAAACAGAAGTGTATTCATTCTGTTGCGTTACTGTAGTCCCAGAAATAGACATCGCATGTTTAAGAATTAATAACCTTCTATACCCACTAGCAACATGAAATAATATTTCACTGATGCAAAGATCTCCAGAAGCGGCACCTTCGCCAATGACAAACCCAGTAGCAGAAGTATTGCGAGAACAAGCGATCGTACTACCGTTACCCGTAATATTCTGATGCCCATAGTTACTCCCTGAATCATTATTAGGGCGTAAAGAATAAACGTTCGCCCCAGCATAACCATTCACGGCCCGAAACAAAATCCTATATTCTTTAGCTGTATCCCCAGTCAAACTACTGATCGTCGTAGAAGTAGCCGCTGCTGAAAGGATAGTCTCAGTCACCCTATGCCAATAATTATTTATAGTGGAGTTCAGTAAGCTTTTACCGCGTCTCATATTTCATCTACCAAAGCATCTATGATAGTGTCCGCAGCGCACGTCACCTTTAATAACTCGTTCGCATTGCCCTTCTTATTTACTAAGTACGAACCTGTTGTCCCGCCAGAACCCTCTATAACTACTCCTGAATCTGAAAACTCTATTTTATAGTCACCAGAAGAAGTAACTATAACGTTCCACATATAACACGACTTTCCCGAAGCTGGAGTAAAAAGAGTAGCGTTACTTTGAGAAGAGCTATATTCCTGATGAATAGAAGTTAATTGTCCCATAATCCTCCTTATGCTATATATCCGTAGCCCCAGGTACCAGTCAATGTCCCGTAAGAAGTCAGATCTACGGCCACAGAATTGGTAGCCCCAGTCACTTCATCAGGTATGATCTGTCTGTTATTATTATCAAAAATAACCACCATTACTGAATACGGTGCAGCTAACCCAGCACTATGAGTGATCGTCAAAACCCCCGCAGCCAAATCACCATTGACAAAAGTAGCGCGAGTAAGAGTAGCCCCGCCAGTGGCACTCAACGTATGAGTAGCTTGAGTATAAGTCAAATTAGAACCAATAGTCACCCACTGGACTGAACCATCAGTGTCGTCCCACGCCATCAATCTATTAGCATTAGGATCGACAAGAGACTGTATCCCAAGATGAGAAAGAGAGATCGTCCTATCAGCAGTAAGATCGCCGCCTCCAGTTAACCCAGTGCCTGCGGTGATATCTATAGTAGAATGGTCAACATGTTCATTAGCAACGAAATTATTTAAAGAGTCATGGTCAACTCCAGCAGGCAAGACTACACCTGAGATCTGCCCAGCCAAAAGAGTAAGATCGATACTAGCAGTATCTGCCACAGTATTAGCTGTAACAGTACAATCAAGAGTAGTGCCAGTTATGGTAAGCCCAGCACCAATAGTCAGCCATTCAAGATTCCCAGCACTATCGTCCCAAAACATAACTCTATCAGCGTTGGGGTCAGCAAGAGTTTGTAAGCCAAGATGAGACAAAGATATAGTCCTATTAGCTGAAATGTCTCCACCGCCTGTTAAACCTGTACCAGCAGTAATCGTCACAGCAGTATGGTTAATGTGCTCATTCGCTACAAAATTTAATAACGCATCATGATCAACCCCAGCAGGAAGAACAGCTCCACTAATCTGTTGACCAACGATTGAAAAGTCTATAGAAGCGGTATCTAACACAGTAGCAGCAACATGCCAGTTCTGTGCTGCTTGATAAACATCTTCAGCCAATACTGTCCTATCATTGAGCAATCCTATGGTACTTATCAACAGACCGTTACCATCAGTATTGATCTCAAAAGTATCAGCCGTAGTGCCAGTGATATTAGTACCTACCGCACCAATAATAACACCTGACACGTTAAGATTCGGCACATAAAGAGTATCTAAAGCATTGTCATACCAGAAGAGAGCATCCGCTCCCAAATTGGTCGTATCATTAAACTGGACAGTCCCTGGCCCGCCAGCCATAGAAATACCTTGAGAGATATCTACGAAGGTCAACCCATCATTAGACATCTGCCAACGATCGGTAATATCGTTGTATCTTATCCTCGGGAGATTGATGTCCGCATTGCGAGCAGTCAGATCGCCCTGGAACTCTAATGCGCGAATAGGCGCGTACGCATCATCAGCAGCGTTAACTATCTCACAACGGGTGGGATTCTCGTCATCAACCTTATAACGCGCGGAAAGAGGGTTAACGCTGTTTAACTGAAATGTCTCATAGATAGTTCCTGTATCAGTATGTTGAGTATGTTTTTTAAGAACAGCGTCAGCAAGATCTATTTCCAATTGTGTGTAAGAATCAAGTAACAATTTATTAGCATGGCTATGCCAATCAGTATACATCCCCGCTAACTCTAAAGCTGTAATGCCATTAAGATCCTCACAGGTTAATTCAGCACAAGCAAAATCAACATAAGCATTATCAAGATTGTTCCTTACAGCAAAAGCACCGCCGACCTCTTTTATCAACGCGCCACTCGCGCCATCAAGATAAAACGTGTCACTTGATGTCCCAATGTCAGTATTCTGAGTATGTTGCGCGCCTATAGCAGCAGCCAAGGCGTCTAAACGTGTACCCACATCAACATAAATGCCTTTAGGATTAACGCCTAATTCAGTCTCTATGGCAATCACTTCAGCCGCAGCTTCGTTATGAGCAGTAGAATGAGTACCAGCGGCAAGAGTTTGAGTGCCAGTACGATTAATATATGTGTATATTGCGCCTGGATAGATAGCCATAAATCCTCCTACTTGTTATAGAGAAATGTCCCACAAAATCTGCAACCTCCGACATAAGTTTCTCTATCAATATAATATCCGTCCATGTGGACAGTCAAACTATCAAAGGTTATCACAGTATCATCCATAGTGATTTCACTGCCATAGGTGAACCCCCAGCCAGCCCTAGAATTAGGCGGAAGACGGGATTCTCTATCTAAATTATTTATAAAGCCACATCGAGCGCATCTAACATTTCTTTCGTCACGGTACGCTCCTCTATCAGCATTTCTTCCAGTATGTATAGCTGTTGATCTCATGGGATAGTTGTTATTTTTCTATATAGGCCTTTACTCATTAGAACCCATTCAAAAGAAGGTGTCGGAGGCTGCTCATTAGCATTACCCAGATACACCTTATCACTGTCGTTGTAATAGACTGGCTTTACGGTCACGCAACTTGAGAATAGCAAAGTTGATAACAGTAAGGGTGTCAGAATCATTATCCGCAAGAGCCTTGTCGCGTTTCTCGTAGAGACTATCAAGCTGTCTATAAATATCATCGAGTTCAGCATATAGTTTTCTTTTTGGGTTTAAAACCCATGCCAAGATCGTAGAGATTATCCCTACGACCCCAGCAATGATGGTTGTTAACATCTTGGTTTTTTCTTTTTTTCTCTCATTTCATGTCCGCCTTTCTTTGAAACGGCCTTTGCCCATCAGCCCAAACTGAATCGAAAGAGAAAAGACCGAACAAGTTAATCAAGTTCTTAGAATGTTGTTCTGGCCCTATACCGAATAGCCTCCTAGGACGAATAGACTTAGTCATTTTAGCTAAGATCTCTTTTACTATTTCTGACTTTTCAGCCTTAGACAAAATATCATCAGGAATAGCTAAAACAGTCTGTATAAGATGACTGCCCTTCTTATACATCTCAGTATCTGATAACCCTAAGTTGCCAAACATATAAGACGCATTAGCAGAGGCCACTCCTTCAGTTGCTCCTGTAGAAGGAAATGCTATGGCTACACTTTTTATTGTCGAATTGTCCTGCACATCTACTTTGCCTACAGCTACCTGGCCTTGACCTTGTCCCTGCGCTGCTATAGCTGCTTGGGCTTGTCCCTGTAATTGTCCCTGAGCTTGATCCTGGCCCTGCAATTGTCCCTGGCCTTGCTGCTGGCCTTGTCCTTGCAATTGTCCTTGTCCCTGTTGCTGACCCTGATCCTGCTGATTGACATTAGAATCAAAAGCGGCATAACAACCAAATACCAAAAGCATAGTGAAAACAACTGGAATGAAAAACTTCATCGAACTACCTCCTACTTCACTACCTTAAAGATAGCGTTCTTAATAGACTCAAACCAACCATCGATCATATTAAACCAATCTCTTATCTTCTGTATTTTCTCGTTCGGTACAAAAGGAAGAGCGGAGTTAATGATCACAGTCAGTATTTCCTTGATAGCCTTTACAGTCAACTGTACCAAGTTGAATACTGTAGCTATCGTCTTGATGTTGATTAACGGTAGCAATGCCAATATGTTCATAATGACCTCCTATACGTACGAGTATGTCAAACTAATACTTACCTGGGCACTAGCAGTCGTGCAATTAAGAACTAAATTCTCTCCAACAACTGTTTCATAAAGCCAAATCCCCTGATAGCCTACCCGACTGTAGTACGCAGCGGAAGGGCTACCAGATATAGCACGATAGAACGTTTCAGTGACCGCTGCTCCAGCTGTTCCATTCCGTAAGTAGAAATTAGTTCCCCCGATATTAGTCGTTGCCGCTATCGCATATATCCGTATCTTCTTCCCTGTCTGCCCCGCAATTACCGCAATGGCCTGATTGCCAGCCGTAGTAGAAGTATATACCGCAGTCTTAGTAAGTACACCGACTTTTGGAAGAAGATCCATCGAACCCATCATGTTGTCACCTTTTCTAAAAATACGGTCAAAGACCCAGAAGACGGAGCTTCCGCGCACTGAGCTTTTAACCTCCAATAAGGGATATAACTTTCACAAGTAGCATAATTATTTCCAGCAGGCATATCAAAAGTAGCTATAGTAAAAGCTTGAGAAAAATCACTACGAGCTGATCCTTCACAAGTGAAAGTTACCGTTTTACCTAACCCATTCTCAATGATAAGCGTTTTTATTGAAAACCCAATGTTTTCTATAATCTCGCTTGTATGAGCACTGATATCCCTGATTTCCAAAGCATCAAACACCCTATCTTCTTTAACTACACTCATGCTGTAACCTCCAAACCAATGATGATGGAAGCAGTGATCTTATTACTAAGGCCAGCTAATTTATAAATCCTTACAACCTGTCCTGCTGTAGCCTTTAAAGGAACTACATAAGTAACTTGATTCATCCCCCGCGCTCCCCCAGAGGTAGACGTATTTATCATGGCATCTTTATCAACACCGTTTATTTGCAACACATATGTACCATAGCTGTTATCACTCACAGCCCACTGATAAATATACAGATTCTTTCCAGCAGTAACTGTATAAGAAGAAATATAATCTCCCACATCAGAATCAGAATCATATTGATACTGATGAACAGGAGTCCCTATACCATAAGGCTCTGGAGCAAGACGTATATTTGCATCAACATCAAGACGCTCTGTTGATCCAGTGGTAGTAATAGTGACGGCTTTGTTTTCGTCCTTATTCCAAATACTCACATCTTGTGTACCGATAGGTGCGTCAGCGATGATAACCTCCTATTTTTCTTTGATCACGTTAATGAGCTCAACAAGATTCCTGTTTATCTGAGCTAACAACTGAATGGTCAAAACATCGATGTTCCCTGGATCTACCTTAACTCTGCTGTTATCCACTGGAGCTGGTTGATCAACGTTCCCAGGAATAGTCGCGCCTACTGTTTGGTTAACCTCTTTTGCCATTACTCCTCCTCTTTAGACATCCACCCCCCAGAGGAGGTGTCCCCTGGGGGAATGAATGAATTTAACTATACGTCATCACCTATGATCGTGCTATACACATCCATGCTAGCACCTTGCCTATTAGTCATTACCACGCGCACTGTACCCGTGCTGGCAACAGGAACTTCTATCGGTGGATCAAAGAAAAGCTGTTCTGTACCACCTTGACGGGGGATAAAACCAACTGCCTTTGTCACCAATGAAGCTACAGGGCCTACCTGGATCTCAGCTTTCATGCCGCCAGATGCAGCAAAGATCACACTTCTCAGCAAGAAAGTTGTCGCTGTTACAGTGTAATCATTGTTCACTGAAGCGTCAGAAGAAGCTGTACCAGTGCCGTAATCCTGTACCTCAGTAGTGCTCACTCCTGCACTAACCACAGATACGTAAATAGGGTTTCCAGAGCTGTTTGCAGCTGTCGTAGCAGATACTGGCACTGCGGTGACACTCACTGCCGCTAAGTCAATTTGAGCATGACCAGAAGCGTCAATGTCCAACCTATTCGCGTCAGAAGCTCCTACCACTCTGGCGAGAAGCTTTCTGTCAAGCGTCATGCGCGGGATACCAATGTCACCTTCATCCACAGAGTCAGGCGATGTCTCATCAGCCATTGCGCCAATAGCTCCTACTTTATCAGTAGCAGGAGTGTACGCAGTGTCATCAGTGTACACGTTAGCAACGCTAATAGCTGGTAAAGACAACACGTCAACTTGAAGTTGTCCATCAGCGTCAACAATAGGAATGTAATTAGTACCCGTGCCATCCTTAGCTGTGTTGGCCCAAATACGCACATTATCTTGCGTAGCTGCTAAATCACGGATATCTAAATTAGTAGATGACACAGTTACTGTACCGTTAACATTAACAGTTAAATAACCGCTCGAATCAATGGCAATAACGTCCGTTCCGTCAGATAAATTAACGTAAATCGGATTAGCCACAGCATTGACATCGCGGTCTTTCGAGATTAGTGTAGGAAACGAACCATCAGCCATAAGACCTCCTTATAAAGTTAAAGCTCGCCCGCTGTAATTCTTCGAGCCTTAATCTCCTGTAACTCTAATTCAAGAAGCATTATTTTAGCTTCTAACTCCAATATTTTACCCTTCTTAAGATCCTCAATATCCTGTTTGTATCGTGCTATCCTGGAAACTCTTTCTTGTATCTGGACTTCCACCCACTTATCTTCTATCTCCTTAGTAGGAGAGACTAGCCAAGTCCCTGGTACATTTACATCACTCATCAAACCTCCTGGTATCCTAAAACACAAGCTTGGAAATCAGATGACGCATCAGGCCCATGATGCGTAGCTTTTACATCTATCACAGTCGCAGCTTCGACCTTCAAAGGAACTGGAAAATCAAAATCAACATTTCTATCAGTTGTTCTCTTAGTCATCTTTCTAACAGAATTTATATAAACATCCCATCGAGCATTTTCTTCTCCAGTACATATTATTTTAGTGATATATTTAACTCCGTTAGCTGGAACAGTAACTATCGTAGTCAAAGTGTCAACAGAAACAGATGTCTGCTCACCACTATAAAGAACAGCATTATTGCTTAATACCTGCTCGATAGAAACACTTCCTGTAACATCTGCAAGCGAAGCAACTCTCCCTTCGATATAATTCGGTAATGGCATTATCCCTCATCAGACATTTTTACCAGCACATTAAATGGTTCGTCAACAGACGCACTCCCAATAGTAATAGTCCAGTCTTTTGTAATGCGAGTAGGTGTCATATCGTTAGAAACACCTGTAGCTCCAAGGAATTGCCTGACTAAAACACCGTTCATATCTGTAATAAATACGTCAAAGGTAGTTGTGGCCGTAGTGGACCTCACAAGTATCTGATTAAGAAACCTGTCACGAGGACATAGTGAATACTCAGAAGAAAGAGTATAAGACCATGTACCCGCGACAGGTGTCGGTGTCTTGTAAATCTGATCAGGGCAAGTTCTCCCAGCGGCTATATTTCTACTTGGCATATTAATCAACCAGTACTATAAGCACACCAGCAGCATTACTAAGCGTAATACCAATGCCTTCTATAGGGACACCATGTAAATCTACTTCCAGTATATCACCAGCAGCTCCAGGGCTTGTGAGTGTCATAATCGCATTCCCTCTCGCATCAGTGATAGCACAGGTGTCAGCTGCTGCCCCAGCAATGAAAATAAACGCACACGTTCTTGTCCTGAATGTAGTTATAGTTGTAGCATCAGTTCCGCCAGTAGCCCTCAAACCAAACGAATTGCTTGTTACTGTGGCTAAAGCCATATTACTTCTCCCTTCTTAAGTTCTCAATGGAACGAGGATCTTCAGGATTTAACACCCGTTGAAGATAACGATACCGTTCTATGTTCTGGGCATTTTTCGTGCACCAATTCATATGCTTGCGAACTGCTCCAGGATTCCTAGCAGGGTATCTCATCTCATCACGAGTGGGCATACCTTCGCGTATTGCAGACTCCAATGCTTCCACTTCAGAGGCCAAAGCATCCTTCTGAGATCCTTTGACCTTAGGAGGCTCCCTGTCAGCGATAGCCTTGTCTATACTGTCTATCTGCCTTTGCACCGTGGCTTGGTTGATCTGCTCGGCAGCAGTACCTTTTCCGTAAATGACAGCTTCCTTCAAGGTATCCTGTAACTCCTTCTTCTGGTCTAAAAGATTTTCTTTCTCAGACGCGCTTAGCAACTCTTTCATCTTTCCACTTCCTCGAACCATACCTTCCTCCTTTTTAAAAAGCGGTAAGGGGTGAAAGGTTTAGCCACCCTTTTCCCGCTCTTATGTTAAAGCGACTCCACCCTCACTGACCACGTTCCATTTTGTCAGGCCAGCCACAAGGACTAATGCTTGACCAACGGCAGACCATGTGCAAGTTGTAACCGCACTTCCACCAGCACAATTGGCAAGAGACAAAGTAACATCGCCATTGTCGGTAGTCATTTCAATAACCTTTATTTTACCAGTCATAGTGGCAGCAGGAGCAGCTAAAGTCACAGCTCCAGCTCCGACAAGAGCTAACCGAGACAAACCAACAGTGCCCGAAAGAGCACCCGCAGCAGCAATAGTCTCTGTATTAGCAGAAACATCCAAGTAATTTAATTCAGCGGCATCAGCTGTTATGGAAGTTCCGCCGACAGAAATATTTCCGCTAGCATCAGCCAGTAAAGTCTCTGAACCCTTTGCTCCAACATAAACTCCCTGTTGACCTACTACCTTTGAAAATCTTGTGTAACCCATTAGCACCCTCCTTAAGAGAGCAGGGAGGAACCGCTACGCGGATCCCCCCCACTAATCTTTTACGCTACATTGTGACCGTAGATCCAAGTCCAGTCAGAGAAACCGTAAGAGTACCGAGTATAGACGCTCCACTTCGCAACATATGTCTCGAAGTCTTTGTCTTTGTTAAACTCAGTAGGGATCCTATTGAACCACTTCAGATACATCTTAGCCATACGGCTATCCATCAAGAACCAGTTGTTGCTGTCTGACAGATAATCCCAAACGACTATTCTGTATTTTCCTTTGCTGAAGTTTACGTTGTTCTCTGCTGAATCAAGTTTCTGAATAGTGTTCACGATCTCATACGCTGTCTCTTCCAAAGCTGGAGGAACTATAAGAGTGTCTCCTTTCGCGGTGAGAAGGTTGTCTGTCTCATCCGTAAACTGTCTCATAAGCAAACGAGTCGCCTCTACTGCCGTTTGAGAAAGCGCGGTTGAACCAGCATTACCTACTACCGTAGCAGTACCCACGCGAGTATGGGCAGCAGCACAAAGCGCTAAGCCATCTCCACCAGCAAAAATAGTGGTGTTAAACGCATTATTGAACACTGTTGCTCCATGTTTCTCTTTAGTCCTCTTGGCCACTAGAGCAAGTTGAGCAGGCCTCTTGTTGATAACTGAATATTGGTCATCATCCACAAGCTTCCTCTCGACTTTCATACCCTTCACCCATTCTTTATGGGTATAAGAGATCCTGTATTGCTGCTTGAAATCATCATAAGGAATAGTTCCTGTGAATTCTTCCAAGTCACCAATACCACCGATAGAAAGGTCATACTCAGTAGCTTTTGTTGACGCTTCAACGCCGAACAAATTGTCTACCTGACCCTCTGGCAATGCATACTCATCCATAAAAATTTTTCTTAGGCCTGGATCGAGTAAATATCCAAAGCCCTCGCTTGTTACTATACCCATAGCTGTTCTCCTTTAATTATTAACTCTCTTGTGTTCCAAAAATATGATCCTTAAGAATGATCTTATAGAATATTTTTGGCCCATTCCCACCCTTTACCAAATGCAGGTTGTTCAAACCGTTGTGAGCTTTAGGCATAAGATTCTCAATCCCGCCGTCCCTGTCAATCATAGCTTCTAATATACGAATATTAGTTGCTGCATTGTAGGTCGCTTGGCAGTCTCCAGAACTTACTTTTAAAGAATCAGCGGTAAGAGGCAAGCTGTACTTGTTAGGAGCAGAAATCAATACTACTGTATCCGCAGCCGTACCATTAACAGTTAAAGCTGAATCCATTGTAGCTGAGCCTGCCGCAGAAGCGGTAAGCAGCCTAAATGAACCTTTAACCCCAGTCGCACTTAACGGAAAGTAAACAAAGCAACCATCGATGTCATCTTGCAATGCTGCTACTGTAAGAGTCGTGCCTGCTGTCGATGTAATAGCCACGTCATTAGCGGCATCAAGAGCTTGTTCAACCATGTACACAGCTGAAGGGTTGATAATAGCTTTCACGTAGCAAGGGCCTGTGGTCGTTGAATAAGCGCTTGCAATACTGGGAGATGAGCTCGTAGTAGCTGTCTCTAAAGAAATCCCCAACGCATCGATAGCCTGATTAGCTGCTACAGCGTCATAAGCCGTAACAAAGCTAATAGCTTCATCATTAGCTGAATCGGGGTCTGTAGTACCTTTCATTAAAAGTTCACCTTGAACGATTGTTGCCGCATCATACGCAGGAACATCGCGCACGATAATTTCAGATTCTGCAATGTCATAACTCCACTTCATAATTCTCCTTTTTTATTTCTCCCTATAAGCAGAAGACTCTACGATCTGCTGCCATTTCGCTTTTTTGAAGGCTGCATACGGATGATTGAGAGTGCCAGATATGTCATACTGAAAAGTCAGTCCACACTTACGGCAGCGGTACCGCAGTCTATGGGCAGTAACGTTTTCAACATAACGTATTGCCTGACTCTCGCAAACAGGGCACTTTAGAGTACCCCTATACGCACCTGGATTATTATTTTTATTAAATATTCCCATGTTACACCTTTATCCATTTAGCGTACTCAGCCTCAGTGACCCTCATAGCTGCCGCTGCTTTTTTCTGATCCTCAGTGAGCACTATCGCCCCTTGAGGAGCAGGAGGAGTAGACATAGACCCTGCTGGAAGATTCGAAGCAAGTTCTCCTGCCTGAAATTTTCTTAAATATTCAGCTTCTAATTCTTTTTGTTTCTGAGCGATGATATTATCTACTCTCTGCCCGCGGACAAAGTAATATGCAGCATCAACCATTCCAGGTTTGTCTCTTTGTTCTAAAGGCATAGTTCGTATATAGTTCATCACATCAGAACGTATAGAATTAAAATCAGGATACTTGGCAGAAGCATCATTTGCCTGCCTCTCAACATTAGCGTCAAGCCTATCTCTCCATGACATAGCAGCATATATTTCAGTCTGTACGGCACGACGAGGATCTGTTTCCCAGAGTTTTTCTAACTCTTGCTGATAGTTGTTTTGAGGAGCAGGAGCAGCTGGTTGCTGCATCACGGGATTTCCTTCAGCATCAAAAAGCATGTTGTTAGCCATGACTTTTTTCAAAGCCTCTAACTGCGCTTGCATCTGCTGACGTTTTTCCCTCTCCTCATGTAACGCTGAAATGGGTACTTGTGTCCCCTCTTGCGCTGGGGCTGGCGATGCACCAGGAGTTTGCGCAGCTGGTGTCTGCGACGCAGGGGCTGGAACGTTCGGCTTAGACGCCGCCTGTGGATCTTTCGCCGATGCAGGAGCGGGTGCCTGCTGTTGATTCTCCGCTGGAGTTTTTGGATCTGGCATATTTCTCCTAACAGGAATGATACGGTCATTCCCGAAACCGAGCAGGGATTTTTAAAGGTTCCCTGGAACCTTATTCCTCCCGTTCGATAACATCGAGAGGAAGTCTCTTTACTTTTTCCCAGAGCTGTATTTCAAGTTGTATCTTTTCAAGATCACTCACAGCACAACTTCTCAAGCGCAGCTCCAGTCCCTTTATTCGATTATCAACTTCCGCGCATATACGTTCCCACAACACGGAAGAATGTATCTCTTTTGCCTGTTCAACATTCATCATCCTTGACCTCCTGCCATAGCTTCTTCAGCAGGCGGCGGCCCAAGCATTTCTAACTTGATCTGGTCTGGCGTAGCTCCTTCAGCTAAACGCTGCCTGATCTTGTCCTGCTGCATAGGATCAAGCCCTCCTGGTTTTACGATAGTAGGCTGCGGAGGACTTAACAATTTATGTATATCCTTAAAGCCCATAAGTTCCCCGATCCTTCTGTTTATCTCTACTCTGTTCACTGTCGGATCATTAACAGTCAGCTCTTTATATCTTAACAATTGTCCTATCTGCAATTCTTTATTCACTGTCTCAGAAACACCAGTAGGAATAAATTGTACTCTCGCCTGGATTATTTCTGGACGTACTTGCACTGGCTGTTGTGTCCCGTTAGCTCCCGTGATCATGATCCATTCTGGAATTATCATAAACTGTTGCAACATAGAGAGATACAAGTAAGCCATATGGGATATAAAATCAGTCTCAAGCTTCTTGAGCACTGGTTTGAATCTTACTCCTGCTGCGCTCTGCAAAAGATTTATTCCCATCGCAGTGCGATGCTGACCTTCTTCAGTAGGCATCAACTGCACCACGGCACCAGTAGATTCTCTAAAATCCTGCTTCGCTATTTCTTCTTCTTTGTAAGAAGATGTGGTGACATCTGGAATATCCATCCAGCGTATCGAAGTGCTCGTATCAGAGACTTTATGCCACTGCCCAGGCTTGCTTATCTGAAGTTTTTTTGTATTGATAAGAAGATCGCCGCCATTATAAAATCCCTGTTTGTTCAAAACAAGATCAACGTTATCCAATCTTTGGTTGACTATTTTGTTTATTCTTTCTTGGGTCGGTTTTCCTATCGTCCCTATGCCTATACCAAACCAAGAAGGATTTGGATCATCAAACAAAGTCAACTTGCAAAGCGGAGGAAGCTGATGGTTGTAAGGATTAGGCATCTTTCTTGCAAGCACACTCCTATTCACGACTATTATCCAATGAGGGATTATTTTAGATTTCGCGTTAGGCTTATCACTCTCGTATTCATAATTCCCCCAGTAAGCAAGCAGCTCATATTTTTCTTTATCTTTAAGATCCATCGCCTTGCCGTTAGAATCGAGAATAATACTCGTATTAGAAACTATCGGCTTAGAATCAAGAGCCTCCTGAAGATTAGTAAAATTATAGCGCGGGTTAAGAGAGAGCCTCTTGAGATAATCAGCATCACAAAACTGCCTGCGTATTAAAGGCAGGCCGTCACTCATGTGTATCTTTGCTGGGTGAGGATATATTTCAAAAAAACTTACAGTCTTGCAATCTGGCCTATTAGCAGTAATTGCCTCATAACGCTCACCAGTAGTAGGATCTATCTGCCAACCTCTTTCTACTAGCCACGAAGCATCAACATATCCAGTGCCGAATAAAGTACATTGCGTCAAAGCCCGCAACGATTCGACAGTGACATTAGCCTGCCTGAACTTCTGTTCTATCAATCCCTTGATGGAAATACCCTGGTCAGGAGTAGCTGGGTCAAATGTGAGAACTTCAAACGGAGCGTCATTAGGGAACAACGCTGAATGAAGTTTAGGAGTTACTGTCTGCTCACCTTCCAAAGTCACAGGGACATGGACAGCATTTTGCCAATCCCAATCGCGCTTAAAAGGTTTATTGCACCAGTAATCATAGATCTCTTTACATTGATCAAAGCGATCCTTGCAGCCCTTTTCATATCTTAAGAATTCTTCTGTGATGAAATCAACACACTTTTTATTTTTATCCATTGCTATCCCCATACTGGCCAGTGTATCTGACCTTATAAGGCAAATCTCTATTGATGGGCCTGCCAGTGACCACTGACATACCAGTCTTTTCCTGCGCTATCTTAGCCGCTTCTTTCGGCGGTTTGCCTTCTGAAATCAACTGTGCATAGATCTCTTGTACTGTCATTTTAACCGATTGTCGCACTCCTCTTAAAAAAACAAAATGAATATACGATCGTCATACCAAAAAAAAATAATATCATTAAAGCTACAAGAACAATAAGCTCTATAACTGCTTTTAAGAAAGTAACCAATCCAGTAAACATATCTACAACAAGAGAACTTATCAAAATTTACCCCCTAGATGTATCAATAACGCTGTCCACATTAATCCCATTGACACCAACATTATAATAGCTTTAATTTTATGCTGTTTAGAAAATTCCCAAAAATATTGGCTGACAGTTTTACCCGTCATCTTTTTGCTTACAACTTCAATCACGCCAAAAATACAATTAAAAATTAAAAGAACCCAAAATAAAGGCCATATCTTAAACGCTCCTGCCGCTACCATAGGAGCTAACATTATTATTACAAATAAAATATCTTTCAAAAATTACCTGCTCTTTCAGTAAGCGTATAATAAGAACCTGCCGATGGTTTGCTCACTGGATACTTCGTATATTCTCCAGCATATTGGACATCTCCACCTTCATCTTCTTCCCTCACGACATACCGCGGAGCGTGATTATAGATATAACGCAGACAATCCATAAAATGATCGTTCTTCTTTTTGACCTGTTCTTTAAGGCCGTACTCATCTTTATTACGCCTGTAATTATCCCAGATGTAATGCTGGAACTCATAAATAGTCTGCGTACAGTGGCGGGAAACCCGCAACTGAGGGATCTCTGTCTTTACAAGAGGGGAATACCGTGGCTTTAAGGCTGAACGTATCCGAGACTTCCCCAATTGCGGGTCGCTGTTAGCTCTTTCGCAATATATTCCATATTTCATCAGTTCTTTTCTGATGTTCATGGAAGCAAAAGTGCCTGGGTCTTTGTCGTTGTGGGGGTCGATAAGTCTGATGTTTGCCTTCAGGTCACCCTCTTGTACATTGATGGCATGCGCGATCGGCTCGATATCCATATCCTTGAGCCAAAGTTCATCATAGATCCAATGATTATCGTGGTTATCAACGGCCAGCCATAATACGGCAGTGGGCATCCTTTCATGAGGGTCTATAGCCATGTAACGGCTCCATGATGGCTTGATAGTAACAGCCTCGCAAATGTGTATGTTCGGATCAAACTCTTTATAAACAAGCCCAGTGAGGTGAAGGAAACGGCCGTGTAAGCGTGCTTCTTTCTCTTCTTCGGTGAGGTTTACTTCAAAATCTCTGATAGCTTCTTCAGTAAGATGGGGATTATCTCTGATATCTGTAGTGACAACGCTTATTCTCTTGTTGTCGGATGAGGTATATATTTCGTCATATATCCAGGGCTGGGTCAGCGGCGTGAGTGTAAGCCATGCTCTCCCCTTATAGTCTACTAATCCACGTAACGTGGCAATATATCTGTCTCTCGGAGGCGGTTCATCAAACCACGCCACATGACCTTTCCAGCCCTCGAATGATTCAACTGCCTGCTCATACGTCAAAATATCGAAAACTGAACCGTTCTTCATATACCACTTTATCGGGATACCCAGCGCATTACGCTGTTTTCGCTGTATAAGGCTATTATCGAGCCATTCTTCGAGAAAGGGGATGATAACCTCGCCTACGCCCTTGCCGTAGTCAGTAGCCACTATCCTGCCTTTAATCGGATATGCGTAGCGGGCCTCCTTGGGATACCAATCTGGGTAGGCTCCTGTGATATGAAACAGGAACTCCATGCCGCCAGCAGTAGTCTTCCCAGACCTGTTACCGCCGAAAATAGCCCTAATCTGGCTCGCGCTCAGGTGAAAGCTCTTCAGTTTCGGGTTCGGCTCGTAAAAGAGAATCTTTTGGCTCTTCCTCAGCTGCAATTCCTGGTCGAGAAGCCATAAGTATTTCTCTTGTTCTTCGCGGGGCAGAGCCTGAAACTGGCTTTCGCTGAGATGCAAGTCCGCTAAGTCGTTTAAATTCTGCATAAATATCCTCTGGACTCAAGCCTTTTTGATACGTAAAGCTGCCTATTTCTACGTTGGGCGTTGATTTAGACAGAGCGTTGGCAACGCTGACTAGCGTTGACATCATCTTTGTGTCAACTTTTTTCTTATGCTTCTGGTCAGCAAGCCAGTTGTTGATGAGATATTGCGTGGATTTTTTGTTGTTTTTGACTAGATCGCGGATTTCTTTATCGAGGCGGCGGGATATTTCGGTGAGTTCTTTCGAGAAAAGCTCTTGTACTCTATCGTTATTCTTGGCTTTTCCCTCAACGAGATCGTAAAAAGAAGCTTCCCCTATACCACAAAGGCGGGCCACTTCTCTATACGAATGGTTACCCGCCTCTATAAGCTGTAAAGCTTTACGATATTTCTCTGGGAGAACTTCTAACTTTTGTCTCATAAGCGAATAAAATGGCCAAAAATAAAAAATTAACCAAGTTTAATTCGCTTGACTTACATATAGCACTAATCTGCCGCGGTGTCAAGAGTTAAAAGCAAAATCGGGGGAAATATCTATCACGGGTG